GCTCACGCAGAGCCCTTTTACAGGATCGGCATGGACGGCTTCGGAAATAAATTCCTTGCAAGCAGGATTAAAGGGCAATACCGCTTCGCCGCTAATCATATGCAATGTTTATGAGGTAACCGTAGAAGGGAGCACGTCTGCGGCGTACAAGGAAATAATAAAAGGCAGGGTTCAATTTAAAATGGGCGCGACGGTAAGATGATCAAAATAATATTTGTTCCTACGTGGAAATGCAACCTCAGCTGCAGTTATTGCTATTACAAAGTATCGCACATCGATAAGGGTGGGTATAAATTGTCGCTATGCGGGCATGAGCGCGAAGTCGGGCAGGAACTAGGCTGGCAGGATTGGTTAGCGTACTTAGACCGGTTCGCGCCGTTTCATTTAGAGATAACCGGCGGCGAGCCTCTCATGTATCATGATCTTGCTAAGATTACGGAAAGCCTCCCGAATGGCTGCAAGTGGTCTATCACATCAAATACATTACTCACTGAGGCGGTAAGAAAAATATCAAAAAAAGACTGTGTATGCTGGACCGCAAGCTATCATTACGGAGAAGACGATAAATTTCTTTACAACCTTGTAATGTTGCGCAAGGCTGGCATATACCCGAAAGTTACACTGGTGATTACTCCAGGCAGCTACGCACTAGCTTTGCGTAAAATAGAATGGTTTACGGGCATGGGGTATGGAGTTAATGTTCACCCCGTGCAAGATATGACCGATGTGTGGCAGGGACTTGACGATCTATGGAACGAAATACAATGCATGCAGGGTGTAAACGTTGTGCGGAATATACCCAAGAAATGGACGCCCGAAGGGTCTAGTAGCTGTGTAGCCGGCAAAGAGTATTTATGCGTTCATCCCGATGGCCAGGTCTTACGGTGCTTGAGCCAGACCATATCAGGCAGCAGCATAGGCCACATTAAAGATTTTGAGTTGTATAAAGAACCAAAGCCCTGCGCGGGCGGATGCGTGTTCCCCTGCGACCGGGCCACAAAAAACAGGAGGTAGTATTATGAAGAACTTGTTATCGACGTATAAGTGCGAGTATTGCAGGCTGGAGGTGCAAGCAGCTCCGGCCACAAGACGCGGGTGCCCGAGATGCAATCAGCCGATGAAAGAGGTTGTACTGGGCATTGTTACTAAAGGCGCAAATACTGATGAGGATAAAAAATCCGAATTTACTAAGCCTACGCTCATGAGTCCGGATGTAGCGGTAAATATGCCCGAGGCGGAACTCCGCGATCTGGCCAGGGTATACAATGTAGAGAACTGCGAAAAAATGAAACTCGATAAACTTCGCGAGGTCATGAAAGGTATTCTCAGTAAAAAGCAGACAGAGAATAAAGCTAATGAATAACGATCGCTTGTCCGTACATTGGGTAACCCGGGAGCACGATGTCGTAGGCAATGCTTATGGCTACAACGTACATAACCGGTTCCTGAAAAAATGGTGCGCTAAGCTCATGGACTTTGACCCGTCCGCGCCTATAGCGCTGACCATTATGCCGGCAGATCAGTTCGTTCCAGTTCCAGGGAAGATCAACGTTTTGTTTACCATGTGGGAATTCTTGGATCTACCAGAATCTTACATCAAAAAAATAAATGACCCTGACCTGCATGCGATCATAGTGCCCTGCGCTTTCTGCAGAGATGTGTTCAGGAAGTACACGCAAAAGCCCATTTATGTTTGCCACCTGGGCGTGGAGCCTGGCGTATTCAATTACACCGAGCGCAGTTTTCCTCACAGGCCGGCAAAGTTCCGTTTCCTGTGGTGTGGTGCGCCTAACCCGCGTAAGGGATATCCCATAGTACTGGAAGCTGTGAAAATATTTGAGAACTGTCCGGATGTCGAGATGTACATAAAGACAACAGCTCCGAAAATAAATTGGTGGCAGGCAGTTAAGAACACATGGAAGTTTCGTAGAGATATATTCAAGAGCGAAGAAAACAAGATCGCGTTCTTTAAGGCACTAAGGCATATACCGAGGCCGGATATATCCGGCAAGATACGGGCATTCGGTAAACATAAGAACATTATCTTTGATACCAGGAAGTTATCGTTTGATGAATTGAAACACCTCTACGAATCGGCTCATTGTTTTGTGCTGCCCACGTTCGGCGAAGGCTGGGGATTGACATTGTGTGAAGCCATGGCCACTGGATGCCCGAGTATAGCCACGCCGGTTACCGGAGTAGCTGAATTTTTTAACGCAGATGTAGGATTACCGATAGCCTATTCCGTAGCGAAACAAGAACTGCGGAACTATAACCTTATCGCCGATGGTTATATGCCCGACACTCGCAGCTTTGTGAAAGCAATGATGTACGTTATCAGCAATTACAACGATGCGCTGAGGCGCGGAGAACGCGCCAGTAAGCGTATAAATACATGCTTTACATGGGACCAGTCGGCATGGCGCATGAATCAGATATTCAGAGAGGTGCTTAGAAATGTCGCTAATACTAAAAGCTGATATCAAAAGCGCATTAAACATAACCGACACCACGCACGACACATGGTTCGATACGCAGATAGCCAGGGAACAGAAGGAAGCCGAAAAATACTGTCACTATGCTTTTGACAGAGCTACATACACGGAGTACCATGACGGCGACGGTTCGTCGATTATCATGTTAAAAAATCTACCTATAGAATCTATAACATCTATACATGATGACCCTGATCGCGTATATGACGCTGAACATCTTATTGATTCGACTGATTATGTGCTCTATCCAGGATCTGGAAAGGTTCGGCTCGACGGACTTATTACTACCATGGGGTTAAATAACATAAAAGTGATATACGTGGCAGGCTATGGCACTGGCGCCGGGCAGACAACGCCTCCTGAAGACATAAAGAAAGCGCTTATTCTGCTAGTGATAGCATCGTTTAAGGAAATGCTGGCGGCAAATGAAAGCCTGGAAGGCGAAGGCGATAGAGCCAAGCCTTACTTTCTGCGGCGCCAGGCGTATGACATTTTAAGCCATTACGTGCGAATGGAACTATGATAGAAATTACTTTCAGCGAAGAAGACATGAATCTAATACGCGATAAATTAAGCCGCCTGAGCCTGGAAAAACAGGACGCCGGCCTTTTACGTGCCTTTAAGGACGCAGTATTTTTTATAGAAGAGGTGCTTAAAAAAGCCGTTTCTAACGATATTCTGAAAGTACGTTCCGGACGGCTGCGCTCCAGTATACAGAGCATCGTGGTTATAGTCAAGGATCAGTTCCTCGGGATCATAGGTAGCGGCGCCAGGAACGGCAAAAGGGTTAAATACGCCAGCATTCTGGAGGATGGCGGAACCATAGTCGCAAAACCGGGCGGAGCCCTTACCATCCCCTTCAGGGCAGCCCTTACGTCCGCAGGCGTGATGAAATACCCCAGCGCCCGGGATTACCCTAATACGTGGCTTTCTGTAGGCGCTATGGGCAAGGCTGTTATATTGCAGAAGGTAGGCAAAAAGCGGGCGCAGGCCTTATTCTTGCTTGTCAAAAGCGTACACATTCCTGGCAAGAAGTATATGGCAAAAACCGTAGAGCGTGCCCAGGCTGGCGTTATGGATGTGTTGACCAGCACCGTAGGTAAAATACTCGAGGGTAAACGATGAGCACTCCCGCTGAGATCATTACCCAGCTAGAAACGCAGCTCGCAAACAACGCTACGCTGTCGTATGTAAAAAAAGTAATGCTTGGGTACCGCGAAAACATTACAGCGTTCCCGTCGATCGTAATTGAGCCGGGCGAAGATAACGAAACGGAAGAACGGTACGGAAAGCAAACAATTAGTTTTGATGTTACGGTCGTGGGGTGTATCAGCGTAACCGATAAGGACAAACAGATCGTGGGTGACTCTGGCACAAAAGGCATACTGGATTTTCAGAACGATATAAAAAAGGCCATAGATTCAGACCGCACGCTAGGCGGTAAATGCTTGCATGTCCGCACGCCTAACACAAAATATAAAGTTAATTTTCCTTATCGCGAAGTGGCGATAACGGTCAGGATATTGTTCGAACAGAACACGAATGTAAGAACTTAAGGAGGTAGAATCACATGTCAATGCTTGCGTTGAGGAAAGTTTTGCTTGTCAAGGAAGAATCAGAGTACGGCACAGACCCCACGCCTACGCCCGCGGCCAACACTATTGACGCCGAAGGCATCACTTACAACCCGCAGCCCGAAATGAAAGAGCGTAATCCCGTGCGAAGTTACCTGTCTAAGGTAGCGGGAGTAATAGGTAAGCGTTATGCCGAGATAAAATTCACGGTGTTCCTTAAGGGTTCAGGCACCGCAGGTACTGCCGGGCGGCTGGGAGACTTGCTGGAGGCCTGCGGCTACATTGAAAGCGCCGACGTAGGCTCTTCCGTTGTGTACAGCCCGACGAGTTTGCCAGTAAGCACAAAATCCGTAACGCTGTATTTTTATCAGCTCGATAGTGCAAGCGCTATTCTTAAAAAGATCACGGGCGCGCGCGGAACATATCAGCTGGCTTTACTGCCCGGAGATATAGCTAAATGCGATTTCACGTTCCGCGGGAAATACAACGCGCCTGAAGATGTTGCTGTACCAACAGGCATGGCGTTTGAAAGCACCACGCCTCCGATCGTGGAAAGCAGCGCGTTCACTTTTGGCGGCACGTCTCTTGTTACCCGGGAAGTGCAGTTAACGCTTAACAATGAGCTTACCGCGAGAGATGATATTAATTCCGCGGCTGGAGTGGCGGGCATTGAGATCACTGACCGCAAGCCTACCGGCTCGTTCAAGCCGGAAGCCGTGCTCCTGGCAACAAAGAATTACGATACGCTTCTGACCGCGAACACGGAATCCGCGCTGCGCATGACAGTGGGCGCCGTTGCCGGAAACAAAATAGATATCGTTGTGCCCAAGGCCCAGGTGGAACAGGTTAACGAAGACGCGCAAAACAATATTGCGTATCAGGATATACCGTTCCGATGCAATGGCAGCTCTGGTGACGATGAGATCACGTTCAAGTTTTATTAAAGGAGCTCTTCCATGTTAAAAGGCATAGACATAAACGAGACGTTTGATTACGTGTGTTCCAATGATCCCGACAAGGACAAACCTACGGTATTCGTTCTTAGGAATATCCCGCACAAGGCGAAGTTCGATGCACTGGAGAAGGGGCCCATAGAAACGCTTATAGCGGGCGTTAAAGAGATCCGTGGATTCGTCAATGTCCGAGGCGAAGAACTTCCGCCCATAACGGAAGTAACCGAAGATCTGTTGAATCAAATGCCCCTTAACGCTTTAAAGGAAGTGCTCGAAAAGATAATTCAGTTCAACGGCCTTTCGGAGTACATGAAAAAAAACTTGCCAGGGCAGTCTGGGCCCAGGACAACGGGCTCGACTGCCGAAAATGCAACCGGGAACAGCAAAGAGTCCGGGGATGCGTCAGCCCCATTGCCGTAACGCTGTTTGATGATGTTGACGTGGAACGGTGCCCGCAGCAGTACGTAGGGGCGCAAGAGCTGATGTTGCTTGAGGCTTACGCGCAGTACAAAAACGGGTACCTTCCGAACGCGGGCGGGTGGATAGATCAGCCGATGAAGTTTATCGAGGCATTGAAGGTTATAGAAAGATACATAACGCGGTTACAGGAACTAAAGGACCGATCTAATGTCAGCTAGTCAAGAACTTAACATTTACTTCAGGCTGAAAGACGAGTTCAGCTCAGTGTCAAAAAACGTCGCAAAAAACTTAGACAGCATGACAACGGGACTGCGCACGATCTCGCGCGAGATCAGGAAGGTAAGCACCAATATGGTGTTTATGGGCGCGGCTATCACTGGCCCGTTTGCGTTGTCTCTGCGCACGGCTTCCGAGTACAATTATGAAGTTAAGCGTTCCACGGACGCGCTGAACGACTCCATGAAATCTTTGCAGATCGAAGTGGCCCAGGACATTCTTCCCGTGTTCCGCGACATGGTCAATAATGTAGCCGAGGGCGTCAGGTGGTTCAAATCTTTCGACGATGAAACAAGAAAAACAATACTGCAGATGACGCTCATAACCGGCGTTGCGCTTACGCTTACGGGAGTTTTCGGCAGGACTCTTTCTGCGGCTATTGACCTGACCCGGGGCATGCTGCTTCTTGTCAAAGTCAATCCTTTATTATTTACCATGGCGGCCGCCGTGCTTGCCGGAGTAATTTTCTGGGACAAATTGCGAAGTATAGTTAAGCCTTTTCTGTCCGTTATGGAATCAGCCGTAGAAGGTATTCTGGGGGTTATACTGGAGCTTAACGCTGAATTTATGGGCCTAATAAGCACGATCATTCGGGGCTGGGGCTATTTGTTTGACCTTGCGGCCAAGCTTCCCGGGCCTTTTAAAAATGCGTTTAAGAGCGTAGGGAAAGACCTTGACGAGCTGCAGAAACAATGGGCGTTATGGGGGCAGCAGCAGCGCAGCATGTCCCAGGGTTTGTTTGGAGACGCCTGGACGAAATTCAAGACAGGGGCTTCGGATATTTCGGACGTACTGGACAAAGTGAATGGCAAGCTGGATTTATTTAGATCAAAATGGGGACTCTCTGATTTATCTGGCTCATACAGTCGCGGTTCTTTTACTGAAGGTTTCACGATAGGTCTATCCGACGCTATGCGTGCCATGCAGGATTTTAATGCCATGGGGAAGAAGTTAGCGCAGGATTTAGCCGGAAACATGACTACTGTTTTCAAGAATTCATTCTTCCATGTGATGAAAGGGGAATTCGATAAGCTGAGTGAAGATTTCCAGAATTTTGCCGACTCTGTGCTCATGTCAATTGCCGAAATAATGGCGCAAATGGCTGCCATGCAGGTTATACAAAGTGCGCTTGGTGTATTTGGTAAAGCATGGAACCCTGCGACTGCTTCGATCGTAGACAAAATGCATTCGGGCGGCCCCATCCGCATGCATTCGGGCGGAGAAGTTCCAATACTGGCCAAGGCAGGCGAGTACATGGTGTCAGAACGCGGCGTTAAATCTGTAGGCACGGACACCCTTGACCGCATTAACAGGGGCGGCGGCATAGGCGATAACGTAACCATAGCGCCCACGATAGTTATTCAGGCGTGGGACGCGTCCGACATTGTTCGTAACAGGTCTACTATAGAGGCTATCTTCATCGACTCTCTCCAGCGTAACAGGTCTATAAGGAGCGCGATAAAACGAAATGTCTGATCTAAGCCTTACCCCTGATTACGTATTCGACGAATCGCCGGAATACAAAACCGTGATATCGGAATTTGAAAGCGGCGTAGAGCAGCGCCGGGCCAAGCAAAGCACGCCTGTACGCAGGTGGACATTAAGGTTCATCACCCGGACGCAGGCGGATTACAACACCATAACTTCTTTGTTTGCCACATGCTACGGCGCACTTACGGCGTTTACGTGGACAAATCCCAACGACAGCACGGAATACACGGTGCGTTTCGATTCAGACAAAATAACGTTCCAGCGCATAGCGTACCAGCGTTACAATTTCGAGTTCACCTTGAAAGAGGTCAAGTAATGCGCAGCATAGATTCAACGTTCAAATCTGAAAAAAACTCGTCAGAAAATAAACCTGTATTCCTTTACAAGGTTTATAACTACGACGGTTCCAATAATGACTTGCTCTTCGCCGAATGGGATACTGACATAACCTATGCCGCCGAGACCTATACCAGGTTCCCAATAAAACATGATTTCGTATCCGAGAATATCCAGGGCGAAGTGGACAGCCTAAAAATATACGTTGGCAACGCGTCGAGGGCTATCCAGTATTATCTGGAGAATTACGATCTGCGCGGCAAGAAGGTGCGCATCCGCATGGTGTGGGCTAACCAGCTGGCTGACACTGATGCATACATGGACGAGATATATTACGTTGACAGCTATACTGCCGCGCAGGACGTAGTGGAATTCACGCTGACCAGTAAATTTGATTTACTGAATATCGAGATCCCGAAACGCCGGTATTCCCGGAACTACTGCGGCTGGAATTTCAAGGGAACTGAATGCGCTTACGCGGGAGCCGAAACCGCATGCAATAAAACGTTTGGGAGATGCAGGGAACTTGAAAATCAGGAACGTTTCGGAGGGTTCCCCTCCGTGCCTATGCGCAAGGTGGTTGGTTTCTAATGAACAAATATGTCGGTATACCATTTCAATATCAGGGCACAGGGTCTCCGGGGTACGATTGCTGGACGTTCGTTAAAATGTTTTATAGCAGGGAACTGGGTATCGAACTGCTCGGCGTGGATGATTATTCCCGGAACTGGGCCGGTGAAGGCAAAAACTACATGCTTGAGAATTATCACAAACAATGGGACCAGGTGCCGTGCCCCATGCCTAACGATCTATTGTTGTTTAACAATTCGGCGGGCGTAACCTGCCATTGCGGTATATATCTCGGAGAAAACAAATTTATTCATTGCGCTAAAATAGCGGGGGTTATTATAAGCCGTATCGGAGAATGGAAACAACCGCTTCAGGGAGTTTACAGGTTTAAGACATGATAACGTTAAAATACTTCCCCAGCCTTGTGCATAAATCGAACAGGGTTAAATTCAAGGAACGATATATTCACGGCAAAACACTGCTCGAGTATATTCGCGGTATAGGTTACGAAACCGCAGGAAACAGAATTATCGTTAATGGTAAAGCTGAGAGCAACTATCTCATTTTTATAGACGATAATTCCGAGGTTATTATCACGCCAGATATACGGGATGGTTCCGACAGCAGAACTTCCGGGATAATAATTACCGCTATCGGGTTTCTTACATCGAACCCAGTAATGATAGTCATGGGCATGACTACCATGGCCGCGGCGTCTTTGTCAAAAAAAACCCAGCCTAACTACGGCAACGCTACAGCCGCCGGTACCTTTAATGAAAAATCTCCTACGTACTCCTGGAACGGAGTGCAAACGACGCAGGACGTGGGCCTTCCCTTGCCTATAGTTTACGGCGAACACAAAGTCGGCGGGAATATCATCAACATGTTTATCGACGCTAATAAACAGTACGAAACACTGTACCAGCCGGCAACCTTGGCGTCAGCATCCCACTCAGGATGGGTAAACACATTCACGGTAACGAACAGCTGCTTTGATATAAAATTCCGGTTAACGCTCTACCCGGTACTGTACAATCTCGGCGGGGCCCCGTATCCCATATGGGAGCGGAGAAAGAATAAATACAAAATCGAATACCGCGTATCAGGCGGCGGCGCATATACGGTTTACGGTATCGTTGGCGGCGGAAAGCATATGACAGGAACGGCTCCCACTATCGCGGAGATGGCGGCAGGCGTGCAATATTCAGAGAATAGTTATATTGATGTGGTCATAGACGGACTTGCTTATGCGTCTTACGATATACGCATTACCGCGCTGGACTGGAACGGGAACACGCTGAGTTCTGTCACGTGGGAAGACTATATAGCTAATACGCAGTATTACGGCACGGTCATGGCGAATATCCTTTCCGTGTTGACCACGAAAACCGATGACCGTGTTCTCAATATGCTGCTTGCGCTATGCGAGGGGGAGATCGAAAGCATAGAAGATATAAAGGTGAACGATAACCCGGTCGTAAATCTCCGGGAAGTCGAGATCGTAAGGAGATTCGGGACGAACGGGCAGGACATTATATCTAACTTCGAAGACCTGGAAAACTTGTATTCGATAGAAGTCGAGCTGGTTAAAGATACGCCGTATGTTTATACTACCGCCGACAGCGATGTTGAGGGGTTCGAGATCATACTCGAAATGCCTAATGGACTATATCAATACGATGCCAACAATAATATACAGAGCTGGTCCGTAACTTACTCCGTAGAATACAAGATACACACGGATCCGTCTTACACGTCGCTGGGTTCTTACACCATTAACGACACGACGCGCACGCAGGGCACAAAGATATTCCGCAAGGTGGGGCTTACCGCGGGACAATACGATATACGTGTAACAAAAAGTTCCGACGAATCTGATACCACGCATGTCGGTGACCTTACATTATCACAGGTGAACGAGATCAAGACCGATGACCTGGTATACCCTAACACGGCGCTGTTGGGCATCAAAGTGCTGGCCACGGAACAGCTTAGCGGCGGCATCCCCTCAGTATCGTGCGTAGTCAAGGGGCGCAAGGTAAGCTGCCCCGTGGTTACATATGGCGGTGAGACTCTCGGTTACGGAACATATTACTGGGACCCGGATACGTCTCAGTATAAACGGTATGTGGATGATGCCGTTTGTTCGTGGGATGGCTCTACGTATTCCGATCAATGGAGCGCAAACCCTGTATGGTGCTTAAAAGATTTGCTTATCAACGACAGGTATGGGCTCGGCGATCACATAGATACTTCGCTCATGAATGCCACCGAGTGGCTTGCCATGGCCCGCCATTGCGACGAAGCTGTGTCAGATGGAATGGAAGGGTATCAGCCGCGATACAGGCTGGATATAGTTATAGACGGGCTTGGCAGAGCGCTTGACATCATATCGCAGATCTGCGCCACGTTCCAGGGGTTTGTATCCTATTCCGGCGGCATGATAAAAATAATGATAGACAAAGCCGAAGACCCTGTGCAGGTGTTCGGCATGGGAAATATCGTCAAGGATAGTTTCAGCATGGGGTGGAAATCTATTAAAAGCGTCCCGAACGTGATCGAAGTCCAGTATATGGATAAGAACAAAAACTACACTCAGGAAACTATAGCAGTTATAGACGAAGCCGCTCTTGCTGCAGGCGACCCTGTGAGAAAAGAACAGCTGCAGGTATTTGTGACTGATCCGGAATATGCGATAAGGGCCGGCAGATACGCCCTGCTTACGGGCAAATACATAAACAGAACCGCATCATTTAAAACCGCCATAGACGCAGTGGCATGCCAGGCGGGCGATATCGTGAGCGTTTCGCACGATGTTCCGCAGTGGGGCGTTTCCGGGCGCGTCGTAGCCGGAAGCAGCACAACCAATGTTAAGCTGGACCGGGCCGTGACAATAGTGTCAGGCACATACAAACTGCTGGTTAAATTTGCCGACGATACAATCGAAGAACGCACCGTTACCGATAGCGCCGGAACATACAGTGCGCTAAATGTATCCGTGGCATTTTCCCAGGCTCCGGCGGCTTACGATATTTTCGCATTCGGGGTTAGCGGCGCAGTAGTTAAAGACTTCCGGATAACATCTATAAAAAAACTTAACACAAATGAATGCGAATTGACAGGCACGGAATACAACTCTGATATATACGATGCCGCCGTGCTTGTGCTGCCAACGTCTAAGCAAAGCATGCTCACGCTCGAGATACCGAAAGTGGAGAACCTTGAGTTAACAGAGGGTATCACTAAAACGCTGAGCGGGGACATTGAGGATTATATCGATGTATGGTTCACAAAACCGAATGTTACCGGGCAATTTCTCAAAATGTATAACTCGGCAAAAATATATATATCCGATAATGGCGGCGTAACGTGGGCGTACCGAGGCGAAACATCCACTCAGCATTTCCGCATAATCGGCGGACTGAGAGACCTTGTAACGTACCGTGTTTCCGTGGTATCCGCAGACCAGTCCGGTAAACAGGGGAACCTTTCGGCTTCGCCTTACGAAACAATAACGATAGTCGGCAAAACTGCTCCGCCGAATAACGTTTCGGGATTTAGCGTATTCCAGGACGGAGACTATCTTGTGTTTAACTGGTCACCCAACTCCGACATAGATCTTTTCGGGTACGAAATACGAGAGGGCGACGCGTGGGACACTGCCGCTATATTCGCAACTGAAATACAAAACAATGCTTATCGCGTGCCGATCTATAAATTTGGCGAACTGCGGTTCATGATCAAGGCCATAGACACCACCGGAAATATGAGCGATACCGAATCGGTAAGCGTTGTGGAGATCACGTCAGCGAACAAAATCGAAGAATTGCTCAACGGGACAGCGGACCTTGCCGGCGGGTCCCTTGAATCTACTGAGCTTGGCGAAGAAATTCAGGTGGTGGACGATAGCGGAAATAACTACGTGGACGCTTCAGCCAATAATTATATAGTGGACGAGCTGGAAGGTTTTGTGATAGACCACGATGATAATATTCTGCAGCTCAAATACCTGGGGGACAAATACGCAAGCGAGGGCATATATATATCGGACATAATATTATTGCCGGTATTGATAAGGGCAAGGATCAATATAGACATTAATTATAGCGGCAAGGCGGCATACAATATATACATCAAAACCAGCGACGATAACAGCACGTGGACGGACTGGTTTCTGTTTACCAGCGGAGAATATACGTGCGCTTATTTTATGATAAAAGTTGTCCTGACTAATAACGATACGCGGTATATAGCCGAGATATTAAAACTGTCTTACAGTATAGTCATACGTTACATATACGATAACGGCAATGACTTGGAAGTGGTGCAAACCGCCGATATATTGTTTACCAAAACATTCCGCAGTAAAGTTAATTTGCAGGTGATAGCGCAGGGCGCAAAATACGCCAGAGTAACGGCTAAGTCTCTTACGGGATTCAGTGTGGCTGTGCGCCAGGATTCAGACGGAGCGCTCGCTACCGGCGATATCGATTGGATAGCGGAAGGGTACTAATGGAGGATCGTTATGTCTAACGTCAAGCATTCCGAAGCGTCGGGGACTGAACTGCACATACCATTTAGAGTTGGAGCTTTGTCGGCCCGGCCCGCGGCCACAGTCGGGCATTGGTATTTTGCCACAGATGTTCCAGCCCTTTACTATTGCATTACCGCAGGGGTGTGGGAAGTTGGTTTCAATGTGTTTAAACCGGGTTTGTCGTGGGCTGGAAAATCTGCCGCGGAAGCAAACACCTGGTACGATGTATGTTACGGTAACGGCAGATTTGTAGCTGTTGCCGCAGATGGCACTAACAGAGTTATGACGTCCGAGGATGGTATCAACTGGACCGCAAGGTCTGCCTCAGCGGCATACTCGTGGCTGGGCGTGACATACGGCAACGGCATGTTTGTTTCTGTCGGGATAAACGGTGTGGGCACCGGAGTTGTGATGTCATCTCCGGATGGTATAACGTGGACTACCAGAACGCCGGCTGACGCAACGACGAATTGGCAAAAAGTTACATACGGCAACGGCATGTTTGTCGCCGTGGGATCCGGAGGATCGTACGACTGCATGTCTTCCCCCGACGGAATAACGTGGACGCAGCGAACGATGAATAATACCACTGGGTACTGGAATGGAGTCGCGTATATAAACGGACTGTTCGTGGCCGTAGGAAACGACGGATCCAGCGGTAAACTAGAAACATCTCCCGACGGAATAACGTGGACAGCAAGAACAATTTCCGATAACTCGATGTGGACATCGGTAACTTACGGTAACGGGCTATTCGTGGCCGTGGCGTTATCCGGAACAAACTTAGTTATGACGTCTCCTGACGGAGTAACGTGGACGCAGCGAGCCATTACTTCCGGAAGCTGGTATAGGATAACTTACGGAGGAGGCGTATTCGTGGCCATAGGGGGCAGCGGAGCCGTTATGACGTCCGAGGATGGTATCAACTGGACTAACAGAAGTTCCGGCTTATCAGGTTACTGGCGCGGCATTGTTTACGTAGGAGAAAGATTCGTGGCAATATCAGCGGATAGCGCGACTTACCGCGTAATGATATCAGGAAGGTAATCATGGCAAACCATAAACAACCACCCGAAAACATTACCGAGCCGCAGACCATCGACGAAGTTGTCCGGGCCACATACCGAGATGTCAAAGATATCAAGGATGTGCTGTTTGGTAAACGTAGCTTGTGCGACCGCGTGACTATCCTTGAGACGATAACCAAGGTACTTGCTTGGGTCATGGGCATAAGCGTGACGGCCGGCGGGACCGTGGCGGCGTGGATTTTACTATTTAAAGGACAATGATTATTATTCTGCTCATCCTGATATTCATCATTCTGTCACCGATCCGCATAACGATAAAATGGGGAGGTAAAAAACCATGACTAAATTCAGCACTGACCTGTCCTTGAGACTCGCGAAGCTCTGCGAGATCTCCTACATCGACGAAGACATCGCCGGCAAGCTCAAACGCATGGGCTTTGACCTGCTGCAGCGCATAGGCAAGTCCGGAGATCTCAGCGGATTTGTATGCTGTAACAGCAGATACGCGGTGCTCGTATTCCAGGGCACGGATCCCCGGGACTGGCAGACGATAAAGGAAGATCTTAAGTTCTGGAAAACGAAAAAGGATCAGGTTCGGTACGTGCAGGGATTCAGCGACGCCTACGAGGAGCTGTTGCCCGGATTTTCGGAATTCGTCAAGACCTGCGACGTGCCGCTCTACATCACCGGCCATTCCCTGGGCGGGGCAATAGCGCTGATCACGGCCATGCGCGCGAGCCCGGGAACATTCGAGGCCTGCTATACATTCGGCGCGCCCCGGGTGTGCGGTATCTCCGGGGAGAAACTCGATGACAACAAAAGCATCTTCCGCGTTATTAACTCGAGCGACGTCGTGCCGTCGTTGCCTCTGCTGGTCATGGGCAACTGGCCGTTTATCGGCAAGCTCTACTATATCACGGGCGGTTACAAACTGATAAGCGGTTACCGGGCCTACGTCATGCGTGTGTTCGGCCAGGCGTGGCCGATCGCAACCAGGGCGGTGTTCGGCCTTGCGGGGTTTTTAAAGAATCATCCCATCGACAAATATGTTGATGCGTTGAGTATAGTCGCCATGCGCGAGCGTAGAGCGCGCGAGAAAGATAAGGAGGAAAATCATGTGGTATAAATTCATGTTCGCAGTTATGTTCATGCTGTGCGTTGTGCTGGGGCTGTGTCCGTCGGTAATTTATGCGGATGATAATAAGAGCGGATGGTACTATGAGTGGGTCTACTATCCGAGCGAGACCATGGACGCAAATGTCCTGGTGCGCATTACCGACGACATCTCCATCCGTAAAACGTTCAACGAGATGCAGGCCGGCACGGCCATGGGTTTCATCAGCGGAAAAATCAAGGTCATCGGGACGCTGCCCGTACTAAAGATCTTCGCGGCCTCGCTGAATTTCGCGGCTCTCGGGTCCGGACAGGGCGACTTCGATCCTGGGCTTTCGCTGGCATTCGGCCTGCCTCTCGATAAACCCAAGAGCATAAGCCTGTCACCCTGGGTATGTTGGGGAAACGAATCGAGTGCGTGGGACGCAGGTCTCGCGGTTAACTACAAAATACCGGTAACGTGCACGCTCCGGAACTAAAGTCCTGGCATCGCATCTGCCCGCGATGCGGCAACGTCATGACGGTGCAGGAGTTCCGCACCGGCAGGACGTATCGCTGCAGGATACACAGGTGCGGGTACACGATAGATATATACTACACCGGGTACGTGCCTACGATAAAGCCGGCGGAAATCGTGGAGGCCAGGAACGGCGATCGTGTGTAAAAAAGGAAACCATGTTTCCCTTAAAACATTTACACGATAAAATTTATAGGGCGGCTCGGTTGATCAGGATATGGATCAAACAGAGAAAAAGAAAAAGGCGAGGTGTGAGATGAAATTACTTTTACAGCGCAGACGAAAAACCGTTGACGGGATATTCGGCACTCTAACAGCCGGCGGCCTTATATGTGCGTCGTGTGAAAACCTGCAGAAGGCCATTCCGGCAGGGACATACAAAATCGTTTTCGATTATTCGCCGCGGTTTCAGCGCGAGCTCCCTCACATTCTCGTCCCGTCGCGCGACGCAGCGGCCGGCGGCGATGCCGGCATCCGGATACACCCTGCGAACTATCCCCGGCAACTCGATGGCTGTATTGCCCCGGGCGACCGCGAGGACGAGAACGCCGTATGGGACAGCCGCGACACAATGGTCAAGTTGCTGAAAATTATTTCCGGCCGCACCGACCTGGAGATCGAGATCATAGATATCCCCAACCGCACCGACCTGGAGATCGAGATCATAGATATCCCCAAAGCCGCCTAGCCAGCGGCGCCTCCAGAAGGGGCTGGCCCTGTACCGGCAGGGTCAGCTCCTCTCCCCTTTGTTAACATGGCAATATCATGGTAGTGTCTTTTATTGATTTTACAGCCGGAAGGATTATATCGTCGGATAAATTGGCGCCGCCAGAGGGATTTGAACCCTCGATCTCCGCCTTGAGAGGGCGACATAGAGGGCGGCTTATATTTCGACGATTAAAGTCACGTTTCGCTATTTCACGTCTGAAACTATACCTCTATATACCTCTACATAGCTCAACATAACTCTACATATTTTCTACTCAACATGGCAAAATCATGGTAATTTGCCATACCCGATTTTACCCATAGCTTCCCTCAATTTGTCTTGACTCATCTTAGCATATCTTTTTGTCATCGCTAGCGATGAGTGGCCTAGAATGTCAGCTATTTTCGCGATATCTACACCCTGTGCCCGGAGATGTGTCGCGCATGTGTGCCGGGTATTACGGAAAGACAGCCCCTTCTTTTTTATTTTCCACTTTGTCAACCACCATGCCCAATGTTTTGTGGTTTCATCTTTGTCAGGTTGCCTGCCATCCGGAAAGCAGACAACATTATCATGCTTGCTTTTCGCTTTCATCTTTAATAGGTGAGCATGCAGGGCATCTGTCATGGGTATATATCTAATCTTTTTTGTTTTTGGGGCCTGTATAATAACCATTCGGGTATTAAAATCAAAGTTTTGATTCCACTTCAAAGACAGGAGTTCGTTCCCCCTGCATCCGGTATTGATTGATATAAAGAACATATCATACCACATACCCTTGGATCCTTTTAGGATTACCTGTATTTCTTTCTCTGTGTAAAACTTTGTATCCGGTTCCATCTCTTTCAGATCTTCCACATCGGCAAGAGGATTTGCAATAACATACTTCCACCGGCGCAGCATCTTTCCGATATGCTTAAGGGTTGTCAAATCCCTA